CGTATGGGTTTGGAATACGGACAGAAGGCATGTATAAGCCTTGTATTTCGGAATAAACTTCGTGTGATCCTAGAAATACGTTTGGATCTTTACCAGCGGCAATTCTAATCTTTCGTAAGAAAGCTCTTAGAGTGTCGTCAGTTAAGACACCGTTTGTACCTATAGTACCAGAAGCTGATTCAACCGTACTGTCGAATGTTGAAGAACTATCTCTATCAATGGTTGCGTTGGCAGCCCAGGGATCATAAGAACCAGTTGTTGATGCACCTAATGCAGTTTCTTCTGCGTTGGATGAAACAATTCTGTCTAATGACTCAAAGTCTGTTGTACCAGCGTTTGTACCAGATCCAGTGATTGTACCTTCTACGTCTGCAAGTAGTTGTCTGTTAAGAAATTCTTTGTGTTGTACAGCCATGTAAAGTCTTAGAGAACCTAAGCCTCCCCATATGTCGTCTTTACTGTGTGTTGCCAACCACTCCATTACTTCGGATGCAGAGAAAGGCAGTTGTGCTGTCTTTGGTCTAACATCAATTTCTTGTAGTGTTGGTTTTACAGTTTCTGCGATTAAGCCACCTTCTGCTGTTCCACCCAAAACGGTATTAGCGTTTGTGGTGTTCAGAACTGGCTTTGCTGTAATAACCCTCCATCCAGACTTGTCCCAGGGGTACTTTGGTAAAATACCAAATGCGTTAGCCTCTAAGTTAAGTTGTGCCCATGCATATGCTCCATAGATTGCGTTGAAAACGCCCGCTGTGGAAGTAGTTGCTGGTGCATCTGCTTTTCTAAGTAGGTTACGATTGTACCCATAGTAAAGAGCTTCAAGTTCATCGATGGTCTTTATTTGAACCATTTTAGAAACCTCGTACCTCTTCGTCTGTTGGTGTGTAATACTTTCCTTTCAGAATGTTTCTTGCGACTTGACTTAATCCCTCGAATCCTTCTGCTCTTGCATCTTTAAGAATTGGGCTAAAGTCGGTTTGACTCTCTCCTATTTTCTCAACTGCTGCGTTAGGTCTTGGGGTTTCAGTGGAAAACGTGTGCTGTGACTTTGTTACAAGTGTCTCGCTCTTATTGAGTGGTTTCTCTTGCATTGAAGGTGCTGCATCTCCCGCTGGCTTATTATCATCTACACGATCATCATCTAACCCTGCTTGGTCGCCTTGAGGATACGGTTGTGCTGGAACTGTAATATCAGCTCCGACATCGTCTCCACCTTGCGTGCCTGCTGGGGCAGCTGGTAAATCGGTAGGTGTTTCGAGAGCTTTCACTCTTGAATCTATGCCTTTGATTGAATCTGCAACATTTTTCAACTGCTCGGATAAACCATCTAAGCCAGTCTTGATGGAAGTTTCAAAAGCTTTGCTTTTTTCTTCTTCCTCTTTGTCGTCAGCCTGTTTTGTTTTCTCTTCTTCTCGTTTGTCGTCTTCTGCCTTATTTTCGGCAGCGACTTTCTTCTCTTCTTCAGGTTTTTTATTTTCGTCAGTCATGTTGTTATCCTTATTAAATGTTTCCTGCTTTATATATTTATGGTTTATATTAGTCTTTTCTGTCTTTTTATCATCATTTACCTCTGTTATCTGTGTAGTTGGTTCAGATCCTTGCTGTGATGTGTTATAGCCACCTAGACCTCTAACACCACCAGTTCTACCCTGTCCCATGTCTTTATCTTTAACTTCTTTTGGTTGTGGGTGATCTGTACCTTGCCACTCTCCTATTCCTTCATTTCCCTGTTCATTACCAAATCCACCTGATCCATCACCAGAATTATCAGCAAGCCTCTCTTTTACCTTTCTTCCTGAACTTGTGTCTTCATCTACATCTTGATTATACATATTATGTTGATCTCCCTGTGTATTAGAAAAGTCAACACCTTTTTCTACATAGCAACCAAATTTATCACATTTTATCTTCATTTTACCATTTCCTAAATCTTCATGTTCTACCATAGCTTTTGATAATGGGTTTGTGTGAGTTATCAGTGCTAATGGAACTGCTGGATCTTCACATACTGCTACCTCATAATGCTCTAAATCTGTAAGTGCATAAGCAATAGAACCGTCTTTCATTTTGACAGGTTCTCTATCTGCTTTTGTTGCTCCACCGAAACTTAATCCCTTATATGTACCATCTATTATCTTCTTCCAAATATCATCATCTAATTCATAGTCCTTGTGTATCTTACCTGTAATCTTTATAGCTGGATATGTGTTTCCTTCTGCATCATCTGCTGTAGTCTTTGCGAAATTAATGCCTTTACCTACTACCCTATTTGAATGTGTATCTGTGATTGGAGCTCCCCTATCCATCCATATTGGTAACACTTTGTATAATTCATCAACTATTGTAATTTCACCCTGTTTATCCTTCATTTCAACTGTAAGTATTCCCTCAAAAAATCTCTCATCATCTGACTTTGTATTAGCCATTAATCCTTTGGTAACTAATGTTCTAAAGAATAGCTTATCCATTGTATTTTATATATGTTCTTTATTTATAAAGATAATGATAAACTGGTAAAGGGTGGGTAAAATAATCCCCTATTTACCTGTCTTTTGGTCTATGCCTCGACTTCTTTCTTGGCTTTTGTCACTACATAATCAGCAGTAAATCCAACCGTTAGACCTACCAATACTATTCCAGCATCGGTCAATCCATCTACTATTTGGATTTGTGCAAGTGCCAGAGCAGCGAAAGTAGCAATAATCAGTGATCCTGCGAGTCGTCTTATAGAATAAGGCTCTCCTTCAGAATGTAACCATCCTCTTAGCGTGTTCAGACCTGCTCCTATTGCTGATGCAATAGCGACAAGTATTAATGCTTCTACCATATCCCATATAAAATGAGGTTGTATTTAAGGATTATATAAAATTAGATAGTTGTACAAAGGCTATAATCGAACCTACCACGCCTAACACTATCATTACGAACGATTTAACCATTTGGCGTTTATCCATAGTGTGTGTCCTATACTCATCAAATTTGGTTTCTAATCGTACAGTTTTAATCGTATTGTCATCGACTTTTTCTTCAATTTTTTTAAGTTCTTCTCTAACGTACTGTTCAAATTCTGTCATTACTCCCCACTCTCAATAGGCTTTAACATCTTTTCACCTATCATAGCCCATACTAACTGTGGATTAGCCATGACTACTTGTGGGAAAAATGGATCGCTTCCACTTCCTTCAAATTTTCCACATGACCAACATACCCAAACATTGTGCATACCATCTGAATATCCATATGTTTTCTTTTTACAATCTAGACACTTATTCATATACTAAATTCCGAAGGCTTTATATTTAAGTATATCCGTTTATATGTATGGCTAGTTCAATCTACATATACACAAAAAGAGAAGATTATGAAAATTTGTACAAAGGAAAGGTTGAGGCTTTCACTTATCAAACACCGATCTTGGACTTCTTTATTAGACCTACAGAGGGATATGATGTGGCTGATTCAATACCAACCAACAGGCTGTGGGTTATAACACATACAGATAAACTAAAGGCAAGACCTTCATTAGAAAGAAGTATAGTTCATTTCAGTAATGGTACTTGTTTTGACTATCTAGCTGGAAACGAATTACAAGTAGAGAAAGAAAAGGTTGTTTATAATCCAAAGAACAATCAATTAGAGTTTTATCCTAGAAAACTTAGAAGACCATTACTATCACTTAAAGTTGATAAGGTTGTAGGTGGTAAGCCAAGTAAGAAATCAAAGATAAACTTCAAAGCAAAGTATTATGACATGACACATGATAGGCTGAATCTGTTTGTCTAGTTTTATTTTTAGGGCTGCAGGATTTAATGAGATAATAAATTTGTTAAAAGAAACAAATGTAAAACTAGGTAACATAGAAAGGTTAATGGAGTTCTTACTTTCACCACCCGATTTAAAAAAATATAAAAAAGGAATGAGTTTTAATGATTTACCTCGAAAACCTTTTAGTGACCAAGCTTAGCAAGTTTTTCTATTCTCGGTTTTAATCTCATAACCAACTTTGCAAGTGGATATGCAACTACCAAGTCAACCATAACACTCTGCCATACAAAATTTATGAATTGTTCTGCATCTAATCCTATTACAAATAGCATCCAGGGAATTGTAACTGTTAGATACCCTATAGCAAATATTGGAGTTATGATTAAATATTCAAGAATTCCAGATACAACATCATGTATGCTACAATCACATTTTGGTATAACTGTTTTCTTTCTTTTCCAATCCATGATTCTTGGATGGTTTAAACATATTTAAATTATCGTCTATTTCCCAGATTCTTATTCATAATCTCTTTCCAATCCTTACCCATCTTCTTTCTCATACTAAGCCAAAATGGATCTGCACCGAACATTCCGCCTTTTTTATTATATTCTTTTGTAACATTTGCTA